TCTTAATTCTGTTGGATAGTTCCAAACTTCTTTATCTATTTTGTATATGCCAGATGTTTCTAGAAACTGTATAGATAGGCCAAGAATATTAGAAACTAAAGCTGGTTTATTTAAAGTTATTGTTGGAGGATCAAGCTGAATACTCTCTACAAAAGTTCCTGAATCTATGTTTCCATCTGATACTACTTGAAACCCAGGGCCTACATTAACTCCTTCTAAATCACTAGTAGTTAGTTGAGTGTTGTTGCCAAGAATACTACAAGTTAAGGTAGTTACATCTGCGTCATATGCTACGTTAACGCCAGAAAAGCTAGTTGATTTATAATGACCTAATATTTTAGATCTAGTAGTCGTGCCATCTTTATGTATAAATTTGATTTCATCATTTATTGCCAAAACACCAGTTAAATTAGTTAGCACGCCATTATCATCTTGTTGTATTTTTACGCCGTCATCACTAAGATTTTCTATAGCATAACTAATATTAGGTAGCAATACCGGTTGCGTTATAGTTTGATCACCAGATATAATGCTTCTAACAGCTCGTATTTCACTAGCTTTTTTTATGTCTGTAGAAGCTTTAGTAAATAATTGTATATTGTCGTTATTTAGCTCTATAGGTATTGCGCTACTAGCTTCATAATAAATATCTAAACCAACATCTTCTTTAGGCTCTGTTTCCCAACAAGCTGAATTTGTTATAATACTATCATCTTGTAAATCTTCATCAGGCATTCTTTCTAATATCTCTATAGTAAAACTACCCATACCATTATGTGACACTTCGCCCCTTGGGTCCCAAACAGATATATCTATACCAGATCCAACAATAGCACCACCATCTTGATCAAGTTTTGCAAATCTAGTTATTATAGAATGTCTAGGATTTAAAGGGTTTATATTAGCGCCAAGTCCATTACCAAGATTTTTAGCGTCAATATTTACTTGGCCTTCATATGGAGTGTTTATGCCACTATAATCTTCGCCAAATATATTAGTATTTATATCTTGTTGTATATGTGAAACTCTATAAACAACTTGATTAGGGTCTGCTGTAAACCTAAATAATGTACCCTCTGTTTGCATTAAAGATTTAAATATAGAGTCTTTACCTGGAGCAAATCCACCCACCGTACCTACGCTCGAAAAAGTAAGCTGCCCTCTATTATCTTGCATATAAGCTGGTCCTTGTGCTAAACCCACGGGCTTCCAGTTAGGCAATATACCTTGATCCCAAGGAAAACTAGCGGTAGACGTGTAGTCTGGAAAACCTTCGTGTTTTCCAAATACAGTAAACTGCGCTGGGTCACTACCATAATAAGTGTCAGAGCCAAAATTTAATCCTTCTGACATCCAAGTAGCACTAATAAAATCTGACATCCCTCCATCACCATGAGAGAAAAACGGCATTACCTGTAAATAACTTTCAAGACCTACTCCTGTGTATTTTATTTGATAACCAGTGTGAGCAGGTACTTCGTCAATAAATATACTAGCGGTTCTAGCCGTATTGCCTAGGCCCTCGGGGCCTTGTCCAGGTAAATCTAAATAATTTGTACCCTGGCCGTACCACCATTGCCAAAAATTGTTTGTTGTGTTAGGATCACCAGGTCCAAATTTAGGAACAGGCTGTGGTCCTATTTCTTCATCAAAAGAGTTTTCATCTTCTAAGTCATAATTTTCTACGTAACCCGATAAAGCGTCTAAGTCAGCTTGTGTACTAGAATTTGTAAAAGGTGGTGAAACATTGGTAGCAATATCAGCGGCTGTAAATACAGAATCAGCTGGCCAGGCTGCATTAGCAAAATCACCAGTAGTAGCAACATTATTTGCTGTATTAGCTATGTAACCTATTTCGTAAGTGTCTAAAATATTATACAATCCAGACGTTTCGTTTAAAACTCTAGATCGTAACGTGTTATCTTTTTTTATTTTAACAAAAAATCTACCATCAAACTGAGGTTTATTTTCTACAACCTCATCTCTAAGTTCAATAAAATATAGTATCGCATCAGCATCAGTATAATCGTCTACGTTTGCAGTAGTTATTTCAGAAGGATCTTCAATAATAGCAGATATTTTTTGAAACATATCTACTTCAGATTGTTTAAAAGTATCTTTTAATATAAGCATACCTTGACCGGTATCGCCATCAGTTGCTACTTTAGTAACAACTTTAAAAGGGCTAAATGCTCTAACTTTTCCGCCAGTACTTGTTGTAAACTCACCAATTATTCTTACTTTTTTAGTACCTTTAAATCTTTCGTCTCTTATACTCATTTCTTCCCAAGCGCCGTCTGTTGTTCTAATTTTGCTCTGGTTTATTAATTTATCTGGAACAGCGTTTGTAACATCATCATTCTCGTAAACATTATCTCTGTTTATTAAAATAGGTGAATAATCATTTTTGTTAGTTTTAATATAATCAGGCGCTTCATTTTCTATGGCTAATATTTTATATCTAGCTTCTTCTTTTACTGGAACTTGACTTCCGTGTTCATTTTTTAATATTAGATAAGTTTCTTCATCTAATTTGTTTCTATCAGCAGAAGCAAAGGCTAACCAAACATTACCGTCGCCAGCATCGTACCATCTATCCATTACTAAATTGTGATACTCATTAGAAGTTTCTTTTACATAGTATTTAATATACTCAATCCAAGGTTTACCATTGTAAAGAAATGCAGTTGGATTACCTCCCCAATTTTGTTGTAAACTAAATCTATTACTAAAGTCACTGAAGTTTTTATCTAAATATATACTACCTGAGTTATCATTACCGTTATCATCTTCATAGCCATACGCTATAACAGGCGTTTCTCTACCATACTTATCACCAATAACAATGCCAAATTTATACTCTCTATCTGTTTTAACTGACTTGGCTGGAACTGGAAAAGATACTGCATCTGATATTATTGATTGAGTTAATCCTACTGGATATTTTAAATCATAGCCTTGCAAGTAATTTCCATAAACAAGCCTGTTACCTGTTATCTCTTGAGTTACAGCGGTCTTAGGAACATTATCCCAGGATCTTAATAATTGATTTGAAGGAAGAACTCTATGTATCATTTCAGAGCTTATCTGCAGCTCTCCTGTATTTATTTCATTTTCATCTGTAAAATTTTTCCACTCAGCGTCAAAACCTCTAGTTATAGTTTTTATTATATATACATTAGCATTATCTGTCGTTTTCCAAAGTATATCTACAGCCTTTACGTCGATAGGTCTTATTGATATGTCTGGTATAAAACCTGTTATAATTAGCTCTCTAACAATGTTAGTCATACCATCATTAAATCCTTGACTAGCTGTATAAGAAAATTCACCAGGTAAAAAAGCTAGTTCTGAAAAAGGAGAAAATGAAGAACATTCATTATCTTCATATTTATATCTATAACCAAACCTACCAAATTTAGTTTCAAATAAAGGTCTTTTTTGCTCTAATTTAAATTCCCAAGTATCAGGATTTTCACCTGATAGTGCAGTATCAACAAATGTTAAAACAACATTAAAAAGGTTTTCATCTGAATCAAAGTTAAAAGATTGAGAGTCTACAGTACCTATAATAATAACTGGGTCAAAGTTATCATTAGCGCTAGTAAAAGTAAATACATCACCATTAACAATTTCTACATTATTTGGAAATTGTATTGTTTTAACAGCGCCTTCTACCGGAACTGAAGGTATTGCGTTTTCGTCTATAAAAGAGAAGTTGTTGATAACACCTGTAATAGCGCCGTCTCTTTCTTTTTCCCTCATTAATAAAGTTGGTGCTGATTTCGGTGCTTTACGTATTACTGTAATATGTTCTTTTTTTATATCTGAAGTTATAACATTTTCTAAATCACTAATAATAATTAAATCATTTTCATCAGATAAATTTTCTGGATTTTGTACATAAAGTTGAGTTTGATTATAATTATATTCTGTACCTGCTTTTGATCTTCTTATATTTATTTTTTTAGGCTCATCGTTGCCATCTGTAAAAAATAACAAATCATCTATAACATTTATACCTGTTATTAGTTTTTCTTGTTTAAAGTTTAAAACTCTTTCTTTGTGAATAAATTTAAAAGCAACGCCTGTATCTAAATCACCTGTTTGAACACTTGCTAGCGTAAGTTTATTTGTTGTTGAATCTAAATCTACTATTTCAACTCCAGGTACACCATCAGTAAAAAGCAAGTGATCATTATTACTATTCTGAGCAAACATAACCATACCAACCCTATATCTATCAGCGTCTATAACCGTTATTCGATCATAGCCATTAGCTGGATTTGATTGGCCAGCACCGAAAGTAGAATACACGTCCGAGTTGCTTGTAAAATTACCGCCACTTAAAGTAAAAACATCTTGCTTTTGCCCCATCACAGCAAATCTATCTACAAATATCGATCTAGCATTTTGCGTAACTGTATCTACTTCTACTATACTATCAACAAAAACTCTTTGCGTTGGTGATGTAGCTTGCGTTATATTTGTTGCTGTTGTTTTACCGATATCTGGAGCAGCAGCAAAAAAATAAGCTTTATCATTTTTTTCATCAGCTACACTACCAATTATTTTTGTAGAAGGTATAGTACCATTTTCCAATGTAATATAAGATATACTATTATAAGCTCCATCATTATCATTGCCGCCATCACTAATATGAGAGTTACCTTGTAAATTTTGTACGACACCTGCATTACCTATACCTTCAGAATCACCATCAGTAGTTCTAACTTGTATATTTAAAGCGTCTCTATATTCACCGTTAGGAACTAGTCTCTCATCGAGATCTTTGTTCATTTTACCGGCTGTAAATGTGTGTTTAATTTCCGGCATAACTATTTAATTTGTTTACCCATACCTTTTAGTACTTGTGTAAATTCTTCTATTTTAATATTTGATAACCTAATTTTTGCTTTTCTAGTTTCAGCAAATCTTTCTTTTTTAAATCTTTGAACTATATACTCTGGTATATTAGATCTTGTAGATAATATACCATAAGCTATATGTTTATAACAAGCTTCTTCACAAAACTTATGAACTACCATTTCAGCATCATTGCCTAACCCATCGCTAACATAATGTAGCGTTATTGTCTTACCGGCTAAATCAGAACTAAATTTTAACAAGCCTCTTAAGTTATCTATAAAATAACTTCCATTAATTTGAGAGTGTTCAGGTTCTAATCCATATCTTCTACCTTCTGTTGATATTTCTATATCTGATGAATAATTAATATCATATAATTGGTAATCAACTGGCGTTTGGCTTTTAAAACTTTCAGAAGTATTACTTGGTGACTGTTCAGTTAAATCGTTACCAGTAAATTGATAATTACCATCAGCGTCTTGTGTTATAGCAAATGGATCAGATGTTTTTCTAGCAGGATATAAAATTCTTTCTAAACCATCAGTTCCAACTCTAACAACTTTAATGTAATTAACATAATCTTGCGGTAGTATCATTGATAGAGTATTTGGCACTTCTATCTCTTGAGATTTAAAAGATCTTAAAATATCATATGATAATTCTTGTATAGCACGCATAGCGTGAAACTGAACATCTGTTCTACTAACTTTAGATATTATTTTACTTTCACCTACATAAGATATCATAAAAGCATTTATAATATTATCTAATGTTACAAACTGATAATCACCAAAGTTGCTACCAGTGTAATAAGAATTTTGACTTTGATTATCTAATAATCCCATAATTAACTATTTTGTTCTTGATTGTTTAGTTGAATACTTCCAGCGCCAGCACTTTGAAGATCAGGTTGTTTCATTGTTATACCAAAGTATATTAATAATCTAGAAACTAAGTTTTCTTCTTCAGAAGGATGCAGCTCAAAGTTTTGTAAATCATTTGCATTGGCGTTGTATAAAGCTTTACCATTTAAAACCACATATGTCCATTTAGGATCAGCTGGCTTTTTATAATAACTAACCTCAAAATCTTCAGACATTAAAGCAGGGGCTGGATATATAGTTACTATACCAGAGTCTTCTCTAACAAATATTGATCTAGATGTTGTTGCTTTTGTTAATGGGTGGTTCTCAGTATAAGCAGCTTGGCTTTTATTCATTTGAGTTACTTTGTTGCCAGCTCTAGTAATTCCAATTATTTTATATATATCTGTAGGTAAAGTTAAACTAGCAGTACTGGTTTGTACTGTAGTATCAATATGGAAAGGATGTAATTTTTCTTCTAGCATTTCTATATTATCAGCGTAAACCATTTGATTTTTAGGTTTTAATTCTGCTGTATTTATTTTATAAAAATAACTTTCAAATATTTCAAGTTGAGATTTGTTAGATAACAAGTTAAATTCTTGAGGCGTTATATAACCTCTCTGCTCTTTGTTAGCTAATGTTAAAACTTTTTGATATACACTATTTATATTTATTGCCATTTGTTTATATTTTACTATATTATAGTTACATAATAAAGCGGAAGGTTAGCCTCTAAATAAAAATAGCCACCCGTAATGAGTGGCTATTAATATTAGTTAAAAGATTATTAGTTAAATCTTTTTTCTATATTTGCATATATCTCCATGCCTTCATCAGTTTTAAACCAATGTGCTAACGCTGTATATGGATGTTCGTCAAAAGGAACGGTCATTAATTTTCTATCAGTTGACGCCCAAACAAAATGCCTTTGATCGCTTGATAACTTTAATATTCCTTGCTCAACAGCTTTTATACCAAAGTTTCTAAGTTCAACATTACCGTCATTAGCTAATTCTAAAAATAAATCAGGATTATTTCTAGCAAATAATAATAAGTCTCTTTTTAATTCTTTAGAACTCATATTAGATACTTTAGAACCTTTTTCTACTCTCATTATTGCTTCAGCTTTATCAATGTCTATTTGTCTAGCCATTAGTATAGCATCTGCTTCTAATTCTAACCTATCAATTTGATGCGCAGCCACCTCAACGGGTTTGTGTTCATAAAATAAACTTCCATTATTAGGATGATATAAAGATAAAAACTTTTGTAAAGTTACTTTTGCTTTTTCAACAAATAAAGCCCCATTTCTAAAAACAATGTGCTCTAATCTTTGTTCGCCTTTCATTTCGTCAACAAATACTGTTCTTTGATTTTGACAATATTTTATTTCTCTTTCATATCCTTTTTCTTCATCAAACCAAAATAAATTAGAAGTTCTAATAGAATAAGATAAAGGTTTTTTACTACCTCTTAAATAATAAATTCTATCTTTTATTTCCCAAGTATTTTTTGGTTTAGCTTTTATTTTAGGAGCTTCAACCTTAGGTTGTTCAACAACCAATGCTTCTTCAACTATAGGTTCTTTAACCTTAGTTTGTTTTTTCTTTGCCATAATATAATATATAATATAATTAATAAAAATATAAGGGCGATACTAGACCGCCCTTATAAATAAATAGTCTTACTTCATTAACATAAAGTTGTTAGCACCTTGTACTATTAAACATCTTTCAGTTAAAAAGTGTAACTGCATTGCATCTAGCGCTGATGTAGCAGCTCCAACTGAACCAGTAGTCCAAGTCTTCATTCTTCTATCATCAGTTGCAGAAGCTCTGTATCTAACGTGTAAGAAAGGTCTCTTTAAGTTTTTACCTAATTGTTGGTCATAAACTGTAGAAACACCAGCTGGAATCATAACACCTCTAATTGCGTTAGAACCAGCAGCATCGTTAATACCACCTCTTGTAGCTTTATCATTTAAGTATCTAAAGTCAGACTTGTAGAAGTCATAAGAACCTCTTCTAAAACCTGAAAAACCTAAATTTAACGCCATATCTTCGTCGTTGTTGAACACTCCATAAGAAGTACCACCAGCTCCGTAAGAATTCATTGAAGCAAGCATGTCGTCCATTGCTAAACTAGTAGCTCTGTTTACAAACATCATATATTCTTCAATAGCGCCTTGCTTATCAAACTCAGCTAGTATAAGATCAAACTCAGCTAAATCAGTAGCAGCGTTAACACCAGTAACACCGGATGTAACATTACCTCTTTTAGTTATAGCTGAAAATAAACCTTCAGTACCAACTTTGTTATCACCGTCACCTGGATTACCAAGAACAGCATTAGTATCAAGAGCTGAAGCCGATAAGTTTAGCTCCGATTCTAGCATAGACATTTCTATATAATCGTTAAACCTAGCTCTAGTATCAGACTCTGCTTTTAAATACCATAAATAACCACCTTGTCCTTGCTCAGATGTAACTTCTACCCAACCAATTCTTGAAGCGTCTGATCCAGATACTTCGTAGTAATCTTTCATAATAATTGGTTTATTGCTAAAAGTTTTAAAGTCTGGTTCATTAGCTCCTCTTGAATCAGTAGCAGCTGGTGAAGCAGCGGTAGTGTTATAACTTACCCCTTTACCAAACTCAGAACCATAAACTAAAACAGTAGCGCCTAAAGCAGCTGAACTTGATCCAGCTCCAGCGGACATGTTAGCAGCGTCATAAGGTAATACAGTTAATAAATCTTTATCTGAGCCGTCCATTGCTGTAACAACACATCTGTTTACACCAGAAGATGTAGCAATAAGAACAGTATCGTTAACTCTAATACCATGCTTAGCTATTGTAGCTCCTGATCCAGAAATACCGTTTGTAGTATCTTCATTGTTGCCATCAATATCTGATTGAATTTGTATTGTTGTAGAAGTTTTTATCTCTGCTTTATAAGATAAATGTAATCTTCCTTGTTCCGACCAAATAACTTGATCTGAGGTCATTGCCTCTTCTGCACCGACTTGTGATAAGAAACCAGAGATCGTTCTTGGTCCGAAAACCTCAGCTTCTTTTTCCATTAAGTCTGGCAGGTATTGTTGAGCCCAACCCATATCTGTGTTGAAGTCAAGATAGTTTGTGTTTAGTGCTTGCTGCTGTGGGGCAGGTACACTATTCAAACTAGCTCCATTTGTAATTGCCATAATATATTCTTTTTAAATTATTAATTTCGTTTTCTAATTTTAAAAGATCTGTTTTTAATATCAGAAGAAGATTGACCTAAAACCCTATACTTGACACCCCCAACATTAGTTTCGCCGTGCGTTTTTCTAGGTTCTAAATTAATATTTTTATCTTTAGCAATTTGACCTTTAATAGCATCTGCCTTGCCTTGTTCATAAAAATGTTTAGCAATAGCATCTGCGTTCATAGCCGTATATAAAGATTTATGATAACCTGCCGCGTCATCAATAGTTGTTTTATCTTCACCAACAAACTTGTTGATAAAATTATTGATATCGCTTTGAGTTGTTTTTACTTTATCTACATCTTTAACATTAAACCTGTATTTTTTATCTCCGACATTGTATTCAAAACCTTTGAAATCTTGTCCAAAGAAACTTTCAGTTTTATTTAAAAATGTTCTTTTGCTTTTTTCAGATAATTTCTTCTGAGCTACAGAATCTTCGTTGTATTTGTTGTAGAAATTAATTGCTTCTTGCTGTTCAGTTGTTAACTTAGAGCCAGCTTTAATTTCTTCATAGTATTTAGACTTTTGCCCGTCTAAGTAGGCTTTAGCCTCGGCAACTTGCTCTTTGAGGGCTATTTTCTTTTTACGTTTAGTTTTGTCATCATCAATTTCTTCATCGACACCAAACGTGTCTTCTAATAAAAAGTTTCTTTCTTCACTATTTAAATGAGACTTAGTCATTCTGTAGTACTCATCTAAAACGTCAGTGTCATCCATTTTTGAAACGTCTCTATTTAAATTTACATAATCGTTTAAATCACCACCTGTTTCATCCATAAACTCTACTAGTTTTTGAACAGATTCTGGTAATGGTTTACCAGTTGTTTGTGATTCTGTTATCGCTTCTTCAACGGCCTCTTTAACTTCCTCTACTTTCTCTTCGTTAGTAACTTCTTCCATTGCTGGCTGTTCAGCTATCTCTTCAATAGGCTTTTCGTCTACGTTTGCTTTTACAACATCTTCCTCTTTTTTTGCTTGAGGAGCTTTATCTAAATCTATTTTAATAACATCTGGATCGCCAGCGCTATCAAACTTAGATTCATCTATTTCTTCTACAACCTCTTCAATAGGTTGCTCTTGATTTTCTTCTGTTGTTTCTTCAACAGAGTCAGTTGTTTCTTCAACAACTTCTTCGTTTAGTTCTTCCATAATAAAATTTTATAAAATATTAAAAATTAGAGACCGAACGTTTCCATGCCCGCATCTCCGCTAAGTATATCATTACCCGATGACTCAAATGTTTTAATTGATTCACCATCAGTTTTTTGTGTATTCTTTTTATCAATCATTTGCATTTGCCCTTGAGTTTGCATATTAACTCTTTGATCTCTTCTATCTTCTCTCATAGCCTCTATTTTATTATTAGTTTGTTGTTTCATAGATTCTAATTTAGAGTTTAGTTGAAATTCAAATTGCATTAACTCCTTCTTTGACTCAACCTCTTGTTGCAAGTATTGTATTTTTAATTGATTTCTTGTTTGCTCAAGTTGAGCTTCTGTCTGTGCGCTTGCTTGCTGCTTCTGTATTTCAGCTTGTGCCGCAGCTTGCTGTGCTTGTTGATTTGCTTGAGACTGCGCTTGAATATTTTCTTGCTGCATTTTTTGGTCTCTTTGTATTTTCTTTTTTCTTTTTACTTTTAATAATTGATTAGCAAGTTTTATATTTCTTACATTACGTAAATCAATAGCATCATCTAAGTCTATTGACTGCTGTTGTAGCGCTGCTTGTATATTATTTTCAAGTAATTGTTTTTCTTCTTCATCTGGCATTAATTCTATAAATATACCAAAGTCATACAGATGTAAATTTTTCATTTCATCTAATGTTGCTACGTTGTGAGCGCCTAACGCTCTAATAAAAGCATCTTTTGTTGGTGAGTATTCTATTATATCAGCTATACGTAGCGATAAACACTCTGCTACCTCAGCTGTTATAAATAACATAGACTGTAATATATGTCTTGTTGCTGTATTAGAATTAGCGGCTGCTATTTTTTGTACACCAACTAAAGCATTACGATCAGGCGTGCTAGCATCTCTCGCTTCATTTAATCCAGTTACATCTCTTATCATTTGTAAATAATAGTTGTAAGTTGAAATTAAACTTTGTAGTTTACCGCTATTTACACCATTACTTATTTGCTGTATTGGAACTTTACCAGGATTCATGTCACCTTCAGACGTGAAACTTCTACCTATAACACTACCAGTTTGAAAGAACATGTTAAGTGCTTCTTGTGGATTATAGTTTGTTCCGTTACCTAAATCTATTTCAGCTAAACCATCTGCGTCCATATAAACACCATCAGGTACCATACGTGACATTACTTGTTGTAACTTTAAATGAGTTAGCTGTATCATATCAGCAAAGCTAGTTATTCTACCAACTAAACTTTCTATTCTACCCTCGTATAGTCTAGGCGCGACTATTTGATAATTCATTTTAACTCTTGAAAAATCAGAATCAGTACGCATCATATTGTCGCACATCTTCCAAGTTAATATTTTATCAGCGCCAATTATATAAACACCTTCGTACAAAACCTCAACAACTCTTTCTAACTTTTCAAAATTACCATCCATGCTTTCTGCGGGCGGATTAAATGTATCATCTTTTTCTATAATTTTTTCAGCGCCACTACCAACCTTCTTTAACTTGTAAACGTCGTTCATATGAGTTTTATAATTAAAATACAAAACATTAACTTTGTTTTTATCTCTATTAGCAACGTAATCTATTGGATAAGCATATTTATCTACTAAATCTTTTATTTCTTCTTCTGATAATTGTGGAAATTGTTTTACTAACTCATTTATAGGTAATTCTTTTACTTCACCAACATAGTATACATCATCGAAATATGGTGACTCTGTATGAGAATACACTAAATCAGCTGGATCAACATACTCAGCTTTAGCTCCATTGCTAAAATCAAATGTAGTTTTTGTTGCACCTATACCTAAAACAGTTAGATCATATAAACATCTTCTTCTTATTAGATCATAATCACTGCCTTCCATTAAAACGTTTAAAGCTTGCTCTTCAGCCAACTCTACGGCTTGCTTGTAATTTAACTGCATGTGTAACGCTAGCTCTTCTTTTGTATCTGGTAAAGTATCGGGATCGTTTTCATAAAGATCTATATCAAACTGTTCTTTAACCATATCAGTATAGTCTCTAGATTCCATATCCCTTATCATAGACTCCATATACTCTGTTCTTTTACTAACTCCATAAGCATCTTGAGAAAAACAATTTATTTCGTAATTTCTTTGTGCCATACCATTTACTACAATATCAACAAACTTAGGTATAATAGGTACTGGTTTCCAGTCTAAATTTAAATAAGATAAATCACCATTTATAGATAATTCATTTTTATACTTTTGTATAGGCTGCTCTCCCCTTGCGTATAGTCTTAATGTGTGAAAATTATTTTTGTGACTATTATATTTAGATGTGGCTCCAGAAAACCATTCGTGTCTTATAGCTCTTGCTACTTTTAAACCGTATTCTTCGCTAAGTTTTTCTAAATCGCTAACAGCTTGTGATGGAAAGTGTATAGAGTGTTCTGATCTCATATTTTATTTTTAATTATCTGTGATGAAAATCCTTTGTTATTATATTTTGATATATTTAAATTTAATGGTTCTCTTTTTTGTTTTGGATTAGGTCGATATAAATGTCTATTGCAGGCCATTACCGCTAACCCAGAACTTATTGAAGCATCGTGCTTTGTTCTTCTGTTTATATCAAACTTAGACCAATCATTTAATGTTTCGTTAAAATACATAGTTCCATAAGTCCCGTCTTTTAATAAACCAACATGATCATTAATATACATTTCAATAGCTGCGGCATGAGCTTGTTTTATATCTTCACTAGAGTTTGGTATACCACCAACTTCTTTTTCTGCTGTTGATAATTTATTCCAAACTTTGTCTGGTCTGTTCATGCTAAACGCTCTATATCCTCTTCTTCTTAAATAATATAATAATCTTGGCTTGTTATTTTCTGCAAGTAAAGGCATGCCATAAAAAACCAATGCCATTAAAACATCTTCAAAAAATATCTCAGCCGTTTGTGGTCTTGCTATGTATTCAAGAAAAAAAGTATTTGCTGGTGCGTCTTCCATTGAAAACTTTGTTAACCCATGCAGAGCACCTTTTGATCCTCGTTTATCTACTGTTCCAGATATATCGTATGAGTCACAACCAAACGCGCCCATATGTTCGTTACCTGGATATCGTACGCCATTTTTTAAAATAACGTTATTTTGTAATTTATCTCCTGGCACCCAGCTTATATTAAATCTACCACCAGGATCTGGATTAAAAGTAACTAGCGTGTCCTTTTTACCGTTTAACCATTGAAAGTTACCAGTTGTTATTACTGAAGAGTTTCTGTTACCTTCGTTATAGTCTACTTGTTCGTATATCTTTATAAGATTAAATAAACTATTTTTTGTTTCATCTCTAAACGCATGCTCTTCAGTTCTAGGAAACTGACGGTAAAATTCGTTTAAAGCGTCTTGATCATCTTTTAAACCTTCAGCCTCATTTTCCCAATGATCTATAACGCCTTGATCTATCTCTAAGCCTTGAGGATCAATTGATGGTTTGCTAGGAGTGTTAAACACGGGTTGTCCAAATTCATCAATAAATCCTTCATAGTTCCATTCCATAGGGATAAACAAAGAATATAATCCTGACTTAGTCTGTCCATTACGATTTCTTTTTGTAACATCTGAATTGTTATATAGATTTTTAAAGTTATCACCACCCTTGTCAAGCGAGTTGCTAGTGCTACCCATCATACATTTACCTACAACTCTACTACCTAACCTTAGACAGGTTTTTGTAACCCTCCAATTATTTCTTATGTTATCAGGTCTTTCCCACTTACCACTTTCATCGTGAACTAATAAATTTAATTTTTCACCATCATAGCTATTATCACCTGTATTCTTCCAGTCTATAGTTGTATCAAGTCCTTCAACGTCATCCATCTCCTCACGCTCACGTATTTTTCTACGAGTAAACTTTTTAGCAGGCACCCTGTAAGCGAGCTCGGACTTTGGTCGGTCCATACCGTCCTGTATTGGCTTGAAGAAGAAAGGATAATTTAAACTAATAGGTACTACTTTGTCCGTAAACATTTTCTTCGCATCAGCACCAGTTTTAGATAATATACCAAATCTACTATCACTAGCTAATGTAGCTAAATTAACAGTTTCAGCTGAACTCATAAAAGAAAAACCAGAACGTCTATTTTTTAAATAACACATTCCGTAACTTCTTTTATCTGCTTTACAAGCTTCCCAAAATATAAAGAATAATCTGTTAGCTTCTCTATAGTCTGGTGCACCTACATCTATTTTACTCCATTGCAAATACATGTAGTGTGTTCCTGTTATGTAGGTTGGTTTACCATTGTTCATAAACCAAAAACCCTCTTCTCTTCTTTTAAACTCTTCGTCTATATATTCGTAATGATCTTGTTTAAAATCATCTGGATAATCTTGCCAGTCAAATACAGTTTTAATTTTTTTAAAAGCAGGATTAGCTGGAAACTGTTTCCACTTCTGATCTGACTTTACCTTACCACAACTATATATATTATTTGGTTGTTTAGGTAAAGCTATTTGCAAGCCTTGTATCTCTATAACTTCACCAATCATACCGGTTTTAGATATAACAACTACATCATTTTCTTTATTATAACCGTACTCCCACTTCTTACTTTTATTTAATCTTTTAATAGTATTTAACCTTATTGGTTCTACTATTTTGTATAAGCTTTGTTCGTATTTCATTTTGATCTACCTTCTGCAAAGCCTTTAAACTTAACTTC